GGCTTTTTTTCTGCCTTGTATCGATCCATTAACTTTTTAGTATCAATATTGCTGTATTCATTTCTAATAACATAGTTGACTATACTGAGTAATTGAACAGAATTATTGTTCACTGCAACAGCAATATTATCTATACTGTCCGATATGGTGACTGTTTTTGTTGTAATTGCAGCCTCGGGTTTTTCAAATGAAATTTTCTTAATTTCAAATTCATCTCTATAACCAGCGGCAATTTTACCATTAGTCACATTATTAATAATTGTATCCCAACTTTCCTCGGGTAAGTATAGTGCTTTTGGAAAGTTGGTTCGGGCGAATGTATCGTAACTGCTGTTCTTAATAAATGATATTCTACCATTAAAATTTCTTAGCACTTCGTATACTTCTTTACCTTGAGAATTTTGACTCAACCAAAGTCTATTGATAATCATTGCTTGTTTGAGTTTAATGTAAGGCTCACTAAAACGAACTGTAATTAGTCTTGGACCAGTAATGGATAATTTAGACACTGCAAGGTCAGCCCTGCCATCTCTAACTTGTTCGACCACTTCGGCAAAACTTTCTGCATCTCTGCGAAACTCAACAGGAACACCTACCAGTACTCCAATTCGTCGGGCAATCTCAACATCTAATCCTCTTATGTCATCTCCCTCACCGCTAAAGAACGGAGGAACATCTTTTTTTGTCATGGCAACAATTAAGAGATTCTTCTTCTTAATTGCAGCGACATCAGGGGGTAATGGTATGGTTGAAGTTGGTAGTTGGGCGTAAGCAACTGATACCAGCAGTAAAAGGAATATTGAAAGTAATTTTTTCATGGTAATTAATCTTTATAACAATACATATATGTATAAAATCTACGATGGCAACCATTTTAGACATACCACCTGCATGTCTTCTAGTTTAATCCCAAACATACATGAAACCTATTGCATGTTCTTATAGATTAGACTATACTATGTGATATTTATACTTTTAATTAATGTTTTATACGAACGTCTATACTCACGGTAATAACGTGCTTTTTCGTGGCATCGATAACGGAAAGCGCGTCAAACACAAAATTCCTTTCGAGCCATCTCTCTATGTTCGGTCTGGTAAGGATTCTATCCACAAATCTCTCTGGGGGCAAAATCTAGAACGGATTAAATTTCCATCGATAAACGAGGCTAAAGACTTTGTAAAGCTTTGTAAAGATGTTAGTAACTTTCCAATCTTTGGTAATACTAATTATACCTATCAGTTTATTAGTAAGATGTTTCCAACCGTGATTAAGTTTGATATCACGCAGATGAAGATCGTTACTATCGATATTGAGACTTCTACTGAGTATGGTTTCCCGGATGTACGGAATGCGCAGGAAGAGGTTTTACTAATTACGATGCAGGATTATAATACCAAGGAAATAACTTCTTTTGGTTGTAAGCCGTATCTTAGTAAGAAAGCAAATGCAACTTATATTCAATGTAGAGATGAGTTCGATCTACTCCGTCAGTTTATTAACTTCTTAAAATTAGACTATCCAGATGTAATTACTGGTTGGAATTGTCAGTTATTCGATATTGCATACCTGTCATCGAGAATTACTCGTGTACTGGGTGATGAAGCTCTAAAGGAATGTTCTCCTTGGAATATAATCAGGCAGCATGAAGTACCATATGCTAGAGGTCGTACTCAGCTAGCATATGACTGGAAGGGTATTTCGATTCTTGACTTTATGGATCTGTATAAGAAGTTCTCTTATAAAATGGTTGAGAACTATAAACTGGATACGGTTGCTAAGGAAGAGCTTAATAAAGAAAAACTTAAACATGACTACGGTTCATTTAAAGAGTTCTATACTAAGGACTGGGAACTATACGTAGATTATAATATTGTAGACGTAGAGCTAGTAGATCAACTAGAAAGTAAGATGCAGATTATTAATCTCATTCTTACTATGGCATATGATGCAAAGTGTAACTATACTGATATCTTCTCATCGGTAAGAACATGGGACTGTATTTTATTTAATAAACTACAAGAGCAAAATATTATTGTTCATAATCCTCCCCCTATCGACCCGTTATTGGATAGGCAGATTATGGGTGCATTTGTAAAAGAGCCTAAGCCTAGCCAGTATGATTGGGTAGTATCTTTTGATGCTACGTCTCTGTATCCTTCGATTATTATGACATGGAATATGTCCCCTGAGACATTAGTTAATGGTCAGAAATACCTAGCAGATGATGAACGGAGTATACAGAAGTTAATTGATCGAGATTTTATAACTCAAAGTATTCATGATGAAGACTTGACGATGGCTGCAAATGGTCAATGCTTTCGAAAAGATAGAAAAGGTATCTTACCTGAACTGATTGAGTTTTACTTTGGGGAACGACAAGTTGCTAAAAAACTAATGCTAGCAGCTCAAAGCAACTATGAGAGAACAAAAGATAAGAAGTATCTAAACGAAATATCTAGTCTTAACTCTAAGCAGATGGCTGCAAAGATTTTAATGAATTCACTTTACGGTGCCCTGGGTAATATACATTTTAGGTATTACGATATTCGAATAGCAGAGGGCATTACGATGACCGGTCAGCTAATTATTCGTTCAGTTGCGCAGAAGCTTAAAGACTTTGTAAATAAAGAATGTAAGACTAAGGATGTAGAGTATTCTTTCTATTCAGATACTGACTCTACTTATATTACTCTGGGTGAACTAGTTAAGCGAAATCTAAAAGGTAAAACTAACGAAGAAATAGTAGAGGTGTTAGACCAGTACTGCGCAAAGAATATCGAACCGACTATTAATGAAATATGTGAAGATCTATCTGAGTACTTAAATACGTATCAACGCAAAATAAAATTTAAGCGTGAGATTATTGCCGATAGAGGTATATGGATTGCTAAGAAGCGGTATGCAGTAAATGTATATAACTCTGAAGGTGTTACGTATAATCCTCCTAAGTTAAAAGTATTGGGGATGGAGATTGTTAGGTCTTCTACTCCTGCACCTGTTCGTAAAGCACTTAAAGAAGCTGTTTTAATTGCATTGACTAAGGATGAGGGTACACTAAAGAAGTTTGTTGCAGACCTAGAAGCTACTTGGCATTCCTTAAATCCAGAAGATATAGCATTTCCGAGAGGGGTGAACGGTATAAAGGAATATAGTGATGCTAATTCTATCTTTCGGAAAGGTACTCCTATCCATGTAAGGGGAGCATTGATTTATAATCATCTAATTAATACGAGAGGGCTAAATAAGAAGTATCAATTAATTCAGGAGGGGGATAAGATTAAGTTCTTGTATCTCCGAGAACCTAATCTACTAGGACTCATGTAATTACTTTTTCGGGTGAGATTCCTCCAGAGTTTAATCTACAGGGTTATATTGATTATGATAAAATGTTCGATAAATCGTTTATTGATCCTTTAAATTCCTTACTTAACTGCATAGGATGGCAGGTAAGAGACACAGCAACCTTAGAAGGCTTATTTTCATGAAGAAACTTATTTTTATACTTGGTATATTTTTATCTACTCTTGGTCTAGCAAATCCAATTGACGATAAGTGCTCTATGCACGTTCTGTATGGTGCACCCGTATCCAAGGTGCCCGCTGATCAGGGCCAGTATATTTGCAGGACAGGATATGCATTACACTATCTGTATGGTACAAAAGTGTCAGAATATGCAGTTGAAAAAGTAACAAGAAAAAGTATAGCAGGTACAGCAGCCCGTAAAGATGATTTTCGTGAAGATCCTTCAGTACCGGAATCCCATAGGGCAACGTTAAAAGACTATCAGGGGTCAGGGTATGATCGTGGTCATATGGCACCAGCTGCTGACTTTACATATTCTGCAGAAGCAATGTCTGAGTCTTTCTTTCTTACGAATATGATGCCACAGAATCCTGGTAATAATAGAGGTATTTGGAAGTATACAGAAACGTATACAAGGTCCTGGGCAGATGCATATGAAGAAGTATACGTTATTACAGGTACAATATTTGACAAGGATGTTGGTACACTTGGTAACGGGGTAAAAGTACCTGCACATATTTACAAGATTGTCCTAGTACCTTTAATTGGTAAGTCTATTGCTTTTCTATTCCCCAACGAAAAGATACCAGCAGAAGATTTACCCAAGTATATTGTGTCTATTTCGGATATCGAAGCACATGCTGGCATCGTTATAATGCCAAAATTACCGCAAGTAACCAAACTTAATAAAACTACCAAGGCTATTTGGAAGGAATGGGCCGGGCAATAAAACTTTGCACTTAAGAAAGAAATACATTATAATATACAATAACCTGAGGAGTCTATACTTTGTCAATACTTGATAAAATTCGTAAAAATACTACTATTAAAGATACAGCAATTTTAGCTGAATCTAAGTTCTTTCAGAAAAAAGATATGATCGCTACGACTATCCCGGCGATTAATATCGCGCTATCGGGTAGACTGGATGGCGGTCTAACCCCTGGTCTTACTATGTGGGCTGGGCCCTCAAAGCATTTTAAGACTGCCTTTTCCCTGCTAATGGCTAAATCGTATCTGGATAAGTACCCGGATTCGTGCTTGCTGTTTTATGATTCTGAATTTGGTACTCCTCAGTCTTATTTCGATTCTTTTGGTATTGATGCTACCAGGGTTCTCCATACCCCTCTTACTAATATTGAGCAGCTTAAGTTTGATATAATGACTCAGTTGGAGGGTATTGATCGTAACGATCACCTTATTATTATTATTGACTCGATTGGTAATCTCGCATCTAAGAAAGAAGTAGAAGATGCGCTGGAGGGTAAATCGGTTGCTGATATGTCTAGAGCTAAACAAATTAAATCTCTATTCCGAATGGTAACTCCTCATCTGTCGCTTAAAGATATTCCAATGGTTGTTGTTAATCATACGTATAAGACTATGGAGCTCTATTCTAAGGATGTGGTGGGCGGGGGTACTGGTTCATACTATGCTGCAGATAATATCTTTATTATTGGTAGGCAGCAAGAAAAAGAAGGTACTGATGTAATTGGTTATAACTTTATTATTAATGTTGAAAAATCTAGGTATGTGAGAGAGAAGTCTAAGATAGCTGTTAACGTAAGACATGACGGTGGTATTAGTCGCTGGTCAGGCTTGCTTGATATGGCTCTAGAATCTGGACATGTGATTAAACCTAGTAATGGTTGGTATACCCGGGTTGATAAAGAAACAGGGGAAATTGAAGATAAAAAATGGCGTATTAAAGATACTGATACTAAAGAGTTCTGGCTACCTATTATTACCGCAAGTTCATTTCAGACTTGGGTAAAAGACACATACCAGGTAGCGAATGGAGCTATTTTATCTGATAGTGATATAAATGAAGAGTTTAATAATGCTGAGAAATGATCTCTATAGGCCCTGGTTTGTTGGCGAAACAGACTGGGGGGTTGAGTTTCTCTCAGGAGATTTTAGAGGACTAGCTATTCAAATAGAGAAAATGGATTTTGGTAAAGATCAAGAAGGTAAGATTGACTTCGACTATCACATTGTACATAAACCGGATATTATTACAAAAGAAGATGTAAGCACTGTGCAATTTGAAGCATTGCTTGAGTTGGTGATAAATGATATTCTAAAAGAAGCGATGGAAAATTATGACAAGACTGGAAACGACGATTCTGAAGAATCTAATACATAATGAAAGTTATATGCGAAAGGTCTTACCTTTTTTAAAGCCTCAGTACTTTACTGATGAATGTGAAAAGACGACCTATAATTTAATTAGTGACTTTATAACTAAGTATAATAAAACTCCTACTAATGAGGCATTGCAGATCTCATTGCAGAACTCTAGCTTAAACGAAGGTATATTTAAAGAAGCACAAGAACTGGTAACTACACTAGTTCTCACAGAACAATCTAATCCAGAATGGTTACTAGATGAAACGGAAAGATTCTGTAAAGATAAAGCAGTATATAATGCTATCCTACAATCTATCGGGGTAATGGAAGGTAGAGATAAAAATATTACTAAAGACGGTATCCCGTCTCTCCTGCAGGAAGCTTTAGGAGTATGCTTTGATGCATCTGTGGGTCATGATTACTTTGAAGATGCGAATACTAGGTATGATTTTTATAATAAAGCAGAAACTAGGATTCCATTCGATCTTGACTTCTTTAATAAAATAACTCAGGGCGGTATACCTAATAAAACTCTTAATATTGCTCTAGCTGGTACCGGGGTTGGTAAATCTTTGTTTATGTGTCATATGGCAGCTGGGTGTATAGGCCAGGGTAAGAATGTACTGTATATTACGCTGGAAATGGCGGAAGAACGGATTGCAGAACGTATCGACGCTAACTTACTTAATGTAGATATAGATCAGCTTAAGAACATACCAAAGACTATGTTTGAGAGTAGAATTACTAAGCTAAACAATAAGATACATGGTAAGCTAATTATTAAAGAGTACCCGACTGCTTCTGCGCATGTGGGTCATTTTAAAGCACTATTGAACGAATTAAGTCTAAAGCGTACGTTTAGACCTGATATTATATTTGTAGACTATTTGAATATATGTGCGTCTTCTAGATTTAAACCTGGTGGAGGTGTGAATTCTTATACATATATCAAAGCCATTGCTGAAGAGCTTCGTGGTCTAGCTGTTGAATTTAATGTACCTATCATGTCCGCTACGCAGACGACACGTTCGGGTTACTCGAACACTGATGTTGAGCTGACTGATACTTCCGAATCTTTCGGATTACCCGCTACAGCAGATTTTATGTTCGCATTAATCAGTACTGAAGAGCTGGAAAAACTTAATCAAATAATGGTTAAGCAGTTAAAAAACCGGTATAATGACCCGACATTACATAAGCGGTTTATGATTGGTATTGATCGCGGAAAGATGCGATTATTTGATCTTGAGCCATCAGCTCAGCGGGATATTCGCGATTCTGGAAATGATGTAGACGATGCTCCAGACTTTAATATAACCAAAGCATTCCATAAGAAAGACTTCTCCGGTATTAAGTTATAAATACTTAAAAGGGAGGACTCATGTACCTAGCACCAATCATAGATAGTGTTTTAGAATCAAAGAAGTCTTCTCTCCTCGGTCAATCAACATACTTTCACATTACCAGCATTCTAGACAGAGCATTTAAGAAAACAGAACCATTTAAATTTCGGTTTGAGACATACCATGATTACAGTAAGGATGACTTTTCTGTGTCTGGTTTATATGATATGACAACAGATATTAGGTACATAATACTTAATTTTTCCAAGCATAAAAAAACAATTACTATAAAGCAAGATACTTGGGAGATATTTAAGTTTCATATATCTCAAACCTGTCAGCATGAATCTATTCACCGAGACCAATGGCAGCATCGTGACACACCTACTGATCTAGAGACATTAGACTTTCGTAATACCACCGGTTCGATTATAGATGAAAAACTATATCTGGCCGATATTGATGAAATAGATGCATATGGGCATGATATAGCAATGGAAATTGTATATAACTACCCTAAGCAGAATCCATACGAAATTCTTAAAACTATTGATAATAGAAAAAAAGTATGGTCATACATACATTATAAAAAGGCATTTAAAGGTGAGAAATGGGAATACGTTAAAAACAGACTCTTAAAGAAAACGTTTTTATGGTTACCATACGTTAAATAAAATAAAGGCTACATATGGGTAATACATTTTCTGCTGCTGATATATTTCAATTTTGTTTGTTCCTTGCAGCTTGTTACGGCTGTTACTTCAAGGGAAAATCAGATGGAATTACCCAGGTTATTGCAGATCTAATCGATAGGGAAATGCTGGTCATACCTGAAGAAGAAGAAGTTTCTAAACCGTAAGAAAAAAACAGTTGCCATTATCCCGAATTTAGGTTATAATAGGGTATCTACTCAAAGAGTAAAATCCCGAAGTGGAAGTTATATATCATGGTGATATGTAATTATTTTTTATATGATGAAGGAAATTTAAATGGCAACGTTTTCAGTAGCTGGTGTATCTAATAACAAAGGTACCGTCAAAGTACGTTTCTGCTCGGAATTTGTTCTCCGAGTCAAGAATCTGCAAAAGCAGGGAGATACAAATATTAATCTTGTTGAACTTCCTAATCCTATGACCAAAGTGGAAGCTTGTAACTATCTTCTTACCCAGGAAGAGTTTAAAGTCTATGCTTCGGAAATTAATGAGATTCTGGGCAAAAAGCAGTTGAAAGAAACGGTAAAAGCACCTATAATCAAAGCTGTGAAGAAGGAAGTGGTTGATCAAGAAATTGAAGAACTCAAAGAACTTCTCGCTGCTTAATCTTCGCTGGGAGGTCGACCGCCGCCTCCTAGCTTTTTTTATTGGCGGGGATTTGTTATTAAGGAAAATTATGTCGATTCAAACTAAAGTTCTCAAGACCCTGAAGTCTGGTAAGCAGTTTACCGCTGGTCAAATGGCTGGCATCTTCCGTACTACGGAAGGAACTATCGCGACCCGGGTCAGCGAACTTCGCGCACAAGGTTATTCGATCTATAGCAATACTGCTAAGAACGGAAAGACTGCATATCGTCTGGGTACGCCGTCGCGTGCTATGGTTGCTACTGCTTACGCAGCTCTTGGCAGCTCGGTATTCGCCTAATTAGGCCTAATCTGCTGACGTAACCTAGGTTACGTAAAACAGCGCCGGATAAGT